CCTCACGGAGGATGATTTCGGTGAGCTTTTGCCGGAGTTCGTCGAGAAGTACGAGAAGATGTTCCATCAGCCGAGAAAATTCGTCACCTATACGGATAGTGAAGGCAAAGCGCATCTCGACGTTGATTATTGTACACCTGAAGAATAAGCACATGAGAGTCCTGGAGAAATCTGGGGCTCTTTTATTTGAGTCATTAGCATGGGCTGTACGGTGGGTTCGATTCCCGCATGACTCGCAACCGGGCCAGAGAGCCTGATATTTGAACAACAGAAGGAGTAAGGATTATGAGCAGAGAAAAAGTAAAAGAGATCGTCGATTACATGGTTTCGGAGGGTACACAGAACACCAACTACGGCTGCTGGGCCTTTGATATTCCGGAACTGTGCGACAAGTTCGACCTTCCGCTGGAATGGTTCTATGAGCACAACGATGATATTTGCCGCGAACTCGACAAGCGTGATGAGATTGCTGATTACGAGCAGAACTACGACTGGAACAACCATCCGCTGAATTACGACCTGGTTTATTACACGGACTTCTGCCATTTTGAGGAGGTGTGATATTTATGGGCGGACTTCGCAGAGTAGATAAGGCTTGCAAAAAATGCGGCACTATGATGTATCAGGTTCCGTCAAAAAGATTGTACTGCGATAAATGTCGAGACACCGTACCGCGTAACATGTCAAAGACGGAAGAAAAGCCTAAAAAGCTCACACTGTCAGAAATTATGCGCGAAGCAGATAAGGAGGGCTTGCAATATGCGTCCTACTGCAAAAAGCACGGACTTTACTAAGAAAAAAGAGCTCTGGAAGGTGTTCAGAAAGCACCGGAAAGAGCTCTTTGCTTATACCGTCAGAGGGGAGGGCGAAGATGAGGAAGAGGCGACGATCTCGCTTCTGGCCTACGAGAATCACTGCAATAAAAGTGCCATTTATGTGACGTTGGAAATGAGGTGAGCGACCTGATGGCAGGTGTAACGCTCTACGACTATCAATTGGATGCGATCAACCGTATGAAAATCGGTTGCATCTTATGCGGAGGCGTAGGAAGCGGAAAATCGAGAACGAGTTTGGCGTTCTATTACAAACTTTACGATGGGGAGGTGAACACGGAGAATTATGTACGCATGACAGAGCCCCCGGATCTTTACATCATCACGACTGCCCGGAAACGGGATACGGGAGAGTGGGACGAAGAACTGGCCCATTTCTATATGTCTACAGATTCAGAGCATGATATTTACGAGCACAAGGTCGTGGTGGATTCCTGGAACAATATCGGAAAGTACGTTGGCGTGAAGAATGCGTTCTTTATATTTGACGAGCAGCGAGTCGTTGGAAAAGGCGCATGGGTGAAATCTTTCTACAAAATTACGCAAAATAACGAGTGGATTCTGCTCAGCGCCACTCCTGGGGACTGCTGGACGGATTATATCCCGGTGTTCATCGCCAATGGATTCTATCGAAACAGAACGGACTTCAACAACCAGCATGTGGTATACAGCCAATTCTGCACGAAGTACCCGAAGATCGACCGGTATCTGAATACTCAGCGCTTGGTACGGTTGCGGGAACGGATTCTGGTTGACATGGACTTCGAGCGGCCGACTGTCTCACACCATGAGAATGTATTTGTGGAGTACGACAAGGTGAAGTATCTGTCGATCTGCAAGAACCGGTGGAACCTCTGGGAGAACAAGCCAATCGAGACCGCCAGCGAGTTCTGCTATCTGCTGCGAAAGTTGGTGAACGCTGATGCAAGCCGACAAGAAAAAGTGCTGGATATTTGTAAAGGCAGACCCAGGGTCATCATCTTCTATAATTTCGATTATGAGCTTGATATTCTGATGGGTCTGGACTACGGCAATGGCACCGAAGTTGCACAATGGAACGGGCACAAACATCAGCCACTTCCTGAAGGCGACAGGTGGGTGTATCTGGTGCAATACAATGCCGGTGCTGAAGGCTGGAACTGCATCAAGACGGACACCATTATATTTTACAGCCAGAACTACTCATATAAGATCATGGAGCAGGCCTCGGGGCGTATCGACCGGCTGAATACACCGTACAAGGATCTGTACTACTACCATCTGAAGAGTAGGAGCGGTATTGATCTTGCGATTTCGAGAGCCCTGAACTCGAAGAAAGCGTTTAATGAGAGGAAATTTTATGGAGGACAGTGATGATCGAAACAATCCATGACGTAGGCAAATGCACGAGCATCGAAGAGTTGCAAAACCAGATTGATAATTACAACCAAGTGATTGCAGAATACAAAAGAGAAAATCCAATTTGTGCTGCAATCATTCTCAAGATGCACACCGATGAGAATTTCGCTCATTTCATGGGCCTATTATCAACGGTTGGTGCACTTGGGACTCGCATCAAAGAATTGGAGGAGGCAAACAAATGATTAAGGATTCTGGAGATCGCACCGAATTTGAAACTGGTGCAAAGCGTGACATGCACGCAGGGAAGGGACGGATGGACCTTCTGCCTTGGTATGGCATCATGGAAGTCAGCAAGCACTGCGAAGAGGGCGCACTGAAGTATGGCGAACACAATGTGGACAAGGGTATTCCGCTGCATTCGCTGCTGGACAGCGCTTCTCGGCACCTCGCAAAGTACATGGTCGGAATGGACGACGAGGACCACCTGCGAGCTGCCTGTTGGAACCTGCTCTGGGCACTGAACCAGCGGGAGACGCACCCGGAGCTGGATGATAGGTTCTCCGTTAAGCAGGAGAAGACCCAGAAAAAACGTCCTTGGATATCGGTTGAGTGTACCAACTGCAATAAACGCCATCCTGTTGCCCCTGAGGTGTGGCTGTACGACATGGATGAAGTTCCTGCGAGCAGTAGAATTTTGAAATGCCCGTTTTGCAATGAGCATTGGATACATAAATACATCGGTAACCTCGATGAGTATGCAAACCCTGACGAAAAGCTCGTTGCCGTTAAATGCGGTGACTGTAATGCTCATTTTGGGATTCCTACATCTAACTGGAACAGTATGAAGGAGTGCACAATCCATAACGGTGAGGTTCTGGCACGTTGCCCTCGCTGCGGAAAGGACACTTTTATTTCAGAGGTAAGCGCTGATGAATAACTGGATGCGCGAAGTGGATTATGCAACCTACTGCCCGAAATGCAAGAGTTTCAAGGTGCTGGAGACGGACGAGTCCTGCCACGAGTGCCTGACGGAGTGTGCGCGGGAGGGTACGGTGAAGCCTCTGAAGTTCGAGGAGAAGACGCGAAAATAACAGACTCCTTTATGGAGAAATCCAAATACTGACTATAAAGGAGAAATATTTATGGCAAAGGTTTACACTATGGAAGAACTCGAAAGAGCACGAAAGAAAGCTCAAATTCGGGAGTGGTTCCAGGACAAAAAGGTAAAAGCACAGACTTGGTGTTATGAGCACAAAGAGCAGATTATTACTTATGGTCCGGTTGTTGTGGGCGGAATTGCAGCAGGAGCAAAAATGCTGTCGAAGCACGCGGCACTGACCAAGGAGCAGAATCTGAAGGATTTGTACTGCTACGACAGAAGTTTGGGACATTACTGGAAATTGCGTCGGGAACTGACGAACGAAGAATGGCTGGAAATCGATAAGAGAAAGAAAAACGGTGAAAGACTAAGTGATATTCTCGATGATATGAGGGTGTTGGACTGACTTCATTATGGAGCCGTGGAGAAATCTGCGGCTCTTTATTTTCTGAACTGTAACAAAAAGGAGCGATTCAAATGCACGAGATTCAGGAAAAAGCCACGACCCATAAGGTCTTCATGAAAATCATCCGCCCTTGGCCCGGACGAAGCGGATATTTAGAAAAGTTCTCTGATTTAACCTCGAACGGTATGGCAAGGTTTCGCTTTGAGGGTGATAACTACGATACCATCGCCCATGTGAGCAATATGGAATATAAGGTATATGACTGATTTCAAATCTAAAATTGTAGAGTACCAGGAGGAACGGTGAACGCTAAATGATATTTGCTGAAGAGGATCTGAACTCTTTGAATGCTATTGCTGGACTATTGGCTTCATTCGGGTGTGATAGTCAGGCTGGCTGTGTGCTTTATATTCAGCATAAAATTGCAAAGACCATGGAGGCCGACGAAAGGAAATGCAGAAATGAGAAATATGTCTAAGAAAACCTGGAAACTCCGGGTTTGGAATCACATGACCGAGATGCAGAAGCTGGATATTCTGCTGAAGCATGCTAAGGTTCCGCATACTTATGAACGTCGCTGGCCAGAGATGGACAGACCGGACTGTCAGGAATATCTCCCGGGCGGACGACACGATGGTGGTGAGCAAATCACTGCATATGATGCTGCTGGAAATCGTATCTGGGATGGCATTTGGGGTTGGGGTTCCTATGGCTTTGAGCAGGGGCTTATCGAGGTGATGGGTAGGCAGGCACTTGGCCTTGATGATGTTGAGGGCTGGCTCACGGCTCGTCAGGTTACAAAGATGTGGAGGTGTAGAAATGCTGCGAAAAATCGTTGATTTCGCCAAAAAGATATTCCGTATGGAGCCGATTCCAACGACGGTCAATACCATGTGGGAGGCTTTGCGGGATCTTGAGGTGGCCCGGAACCACTTTGAGAACTGCGATCCGGAGTTTATCACGGCTGCTATCTTCGAGTTGAACGCTGCGGAGAGCCGTCTGGATGCGGCGAGGAGGTGTGTGGGGTGAAGCCGTTTTATTATCCGACTTACAAGTGCCGATTTTGCGAGAGGGAATTTAGCGATGGGCATCCCTACTGTAATCTCGAAGATGCGAAGAACAATCTGGCCGGTCTGATGGCGTTCCGCCCAATTCATTATTGCGATGGTGGTCATATTGGCATTGGATATTTTACAGGTCTCGAAAGGGTTGATAAGGATGAATAATGTTTGGGAGAGGATCGGCCATATGCTGGGTCATATTCTGGCGGCAACGCTGGTTATTTGTGCATGGCTGATCATTATTGCGTTCACGCTGAAGGTGATCTGGTTCATTTTGTTCCGGATTCTGCTGTGAGGTGCGATATGATTGACTATGAAGAAGTTGTTGAGGCCATATGGAGGTACGACTGTCCTCGAATTGACATTGATGAGGATATTACGACGCTTTATGCGGATGGCAAACCCTTTGCGCAAGTTATTCACAGGGCTGACGGGTCACGCGAGGACTTGTATTTCGAGGATTACGAGCTTCAAAAAGATATCCTGATCAAGCCGAACGCTACATTGCGTGATGCGGTCGAGCTTTGCATGAATGGTGACATTAGCTACGCAGATGCTCGTGAATGGTGCATGGAGAATGATATTTCACTTGGGCAGTTCGACAGGTGGCTTTATGGTGCGCTGAGAAAGTCTGATACACCTGCCCGGGTGAAACCGAAAGAACCGTGGCCATATCGAGTGGTGGCGGGCATAAACCGGGTGCTGGAGATTCTGCTTAACTCGATTTTGGAGGATTTTATATGAGATGTTGTCCGGTATGCTATTCAAAAGTGAGGCCAACTGTATACGGAACAGCGACCACTGGGACAAGCCTGGAAATCAAGTATAAGATTCGGTGTCGGAATTGCGGATTTGGATGCGATAAAGCAGGCAGTGTCATAGTGCAATATGATGAAGAAACGATGAACCCAATAGCAGATGATCATGGCTTACGGAAACTTATTAGAGACTGGGATTCTATTTTGCGAGATCCTGATAGAGAAAGGCTGGCTGATATATGAAGTACACATTTTGGTTTGAATGTACCGACAATGGTGGTGGACATCAGGCTTTTGAAGTCAAAGCAGAGAATAAGCAGGAGGCCATCAAGAAGGGCATAGCGTTTGCAAAGAAACATGCTTCGGGTGATATCTGTGGGAATTGGGAATGCAAAATGATATCGGAGTGGGCAACATGAACAACGACTTCGGAGCACTTACGATACTTGCACCTAAATGCCAGAAGTGTCCGAAGGTGGAAACTTGCGACCATAAGCAACTGGTTCATCTCGGATACATTATCCCAATCGAGGATATTGGCATCAGCATGGTGGCCAAAAGAGGTAATGGAAAGAGCCTCAGTCAGCTCGAAATGGTGGATTCACTGATGAAAAGGAGATTTAATTATGAAAATCGTTGAACCTAAGTACGAAATCCTCACTGATATTTCTGAGGGAGGCATTAAGGAGCTCCAGCAGATCGAGCGGGTGGCCCGGGTCTGCTATAAGAGCGAGGACAAGATCACGCCGGATGGTGAGTCGGCAAAGAAACTGGTGGGCTTTCTGGTGAAGCAGGGGCATGAGGCTATGCTGGAGCATTCGCAGCTGTCTGTGCTGTTTACCTGTGACCGTGGTGTGGCGAATGAGTTGATACGGCACCGTATTGCGAGCTTTGCGCAGGAGAGCACCCGGTACTGCAACTACTCGAAGGAGAAGTTTGGCGGGGAGCTGAGCTTTATTCGGCCGTATTATATTGATGTGACCGACACTGACGAGAAACGTGAAAGCGCAGAATATACGCCTGGCAGCACCTGGCTTGATTCCTGCGAATCTGCGGAAATCCTTTATAAGGATATGATCGCACTCGGTATGCGTCCCGAACAGGCCCGTTGTGTACTGCCGCTGTGCTTGAAGACCGAGATCGTGGTGACGGCCAACTACCGCGAGTGGCGCAACATCTTCAAGCTGCGTACTCCTGTGGCAGCACATCCTCAGATGCGTGAGCTGATGTGCCCATTGTTGATGGAGCTTCAGAAGAAGATCCCGGTGGTATTCGATGATATTTACACGTACTGGCCTGCGGATGACCAGACACGGAAGGGGAGCATGGTGAAGTGATGCGAATTGTGCTGCTCGCAAGCATTATTTTGCAAGCTATCGCAATTGGAATGTCTTTTGCTGAGAACATCGGCGAAGAAAAACAGAGAATCATCAGATATACAGGATGGTTCTTGCTTTTGATTTACATGATATTTGGTTGAGGTGATTAACTATGAAAAATCGTATTATTTGCGTCGTTGCATGTCTGATGATGCTCGTTGGCTGCCTCGGGCTATGCAGTTGCGGAAACTATAGGGTGTTTGATACGACATTTACCTATTCCTGGGCACAGATTAAGTTGCCCGATGGAACTATTGTTCAAGGCAAAGTGGACAACTGGACTGACTACGAAGGCGATCAGCTGCAAATCACGATTGACGGTACCACATATCTGGTTCATGCAGCGGATGCCGTTATGAAAACCTAAGTGTAGAAAGTACATGGTGAAAGCTGATGCATAAGGTCTTATTCACTATTGGGTTCGCTTGTCAAATCTTCTATTTCGGGAGTCGTTACGGGGTAAAACTTGAGAAAGATATTACTGAAGCAATATTGTGCGTAGGTGCTATATTGGCGCTAGCATCTTTTGCTTTATATTGAAAGAAGGTGATTGCGATGCAGCAGAAAACGTATGATTTTCTTGTGAAGACGCGGAAGGGGAGTATGGTGAAAGAATGAACGATTCCACTTGGGAATTTCTTCTTTGGCTTGGCATTCCGGACAAAATGACCGGCTTCGAACTGCTTGGCGAGACGTTGGAGCAGTCGATGGAGTACGTTCGGAAGGGCAGGAAAATCAACCAGACAGATATTTTCATCAGCCTGAGTAAGCGGCATGGACAATCATACAACTCTATCGACCGAGCGATACGCAGGGCCGTGGATTTTGCGGCTTATCGCACGGATGAGACGGCAAAGCGAAACTTGTGCGAGGTCATGGGAAATGTCTACTATGGGTCGGTTTCGGTCAAAAGCTTTTTGTATGCTGCAGCGGGATGGCTGTTGTTGAGAGAAGATATGGAGTAAAGCACTGAGCCGTGGAGAAATCTGCGGCTCTTTGTTTTTCTATTCTAGGATAAGAAGTAAAGGAGAAATTATTATGGAAAAGAAAATTAGCTGGAAAAACGCTGTGGAATATGGCGGAATACTTGTTGGTGCTTTTTTGACTGTAAAGTATCCTGCTACTGTCTATGTGTTGTTTTTGATTTTGTGGGGGATTCGGAATTTGTAACATCCGCGATTTCTGAAGAATGAATCGCTCTAGCGGGAGGTGTAAGTTTCTTGAAAAACGTATGATATGTACGACAGCCAATAAAAGTTGATGAACTTAAATCCACAATAGCACCCGCTGCTAGTCCACCAAGCCATTCCCAGTCGCTCAAATTGATCGTTCCGGTTTCGCCATATTTTGTAA